AAAATTAGCAGGAGCAGGATATAGTTCTGCTGCATTTACTGCTGATTCATATTTTGTTCAAACTGTTTCTGCAGGATCAACTGCTCAAGGAAGAGTTATTAGTTATAATCAAACAACTGGCGTATTGAAGTATTGGCAAGATAGAACAGTTGCTGGATTTAATACAGTTGGTACTGCTCAAACTTCACCAACTTATGGTTTTGATTTGACAGAGTTTACATCTGCTCCAGGTACTGGAGGTAGTTTAACAATTACTCCAACAGAAGGTGTTGATTTACAAATCGACTCTAACTTTAGCGGTATCCAAACAACAATAAATAGTAGGACATATAATCTTGGTCTTACTTTTACAGATGGTATTGCTCCTGCAGAAGTGAAAAAATATGCAGGAAACATTGTTTATGTTGACAACAGACCATCAATAACAAGGTCATCAAACCAAAAAGAAGATATCAAAATTGTTTTGCAGTTCTAAAGAATTATGCCACAGCAGACGAACCTCAACGTAGCACCATATTTTGATGACTTTGATGCATCTAATGATTTTCATAAGGTGCTATTTAAACCTGGATATGCAGTTCAGGCAAGAGAATTAACTACAGTTCAATCTATTCTACAGAATCAGATTGAAAGATTTGGTCAGCATTTCTTCAAAGAGGGTGATAAAGTTATACCCGGAAATACAGGTTATAACAGAATTTACAATTGTATTCAATTGGTGAATACGTATCAAGGGGTGCCTGTTTCAGCTTATGCTGAACAATTAGAAGGAACTCAAATTACCGGATTGACCTCTGGTGTTACTGCATATGTTGATTCTGTCCTTCTACCTGAAGATTCTGTAAGAGGTAATCTTACCCTTTACATTAACTATTTAAATTCTAGTAGTGCAAATAATTCAACAGAGGTGTTTAGTGACTCTGAAGAATTGGCATGTAACGAAATTATTTCTTCAGGTCTTTTAGGAAACAGCACGATTAGTGCTGGTGCTCCCTTTGGTGTTACTTTATCAAATGAGGCAGCACAAACTGGATCATCATTTCAAATTCAAAATGGTGTATACTTCATTAGAGGTAATTTTGTTAATGTTGATAAGGAAACTCTAATTCTTGATCAATATGGCACGACTCCAAGTTATAGAATCGGTCTTTTTGTAAATGAGGAGATAATAACTGCAGATTTAGATGAAACTTTAAACGATAATTCTCAAGGATTTAATAATTATGCTGCACCTGGTGCAGATAGACTTAAAATAAGCACCTCCCTTTTTAAAAAATCTTTAGATGATTTAGATGATGGTTCTTTTGTAGAATTAGGTGTCGTAGTAAACGGAGTTTTACGAACAAAAACTAAAAAATCTGGTTTTAGTGGTGGTGGTGTTGGATATAATGATATCACTGATATTCTTGCTAGAAGAACATTTGCTGAGTCTGGTGATTATTATGTAACTCCTTTTGATATTACTATGAAAGAATCCCTTAATAATAATAGGGGAAATGGGGGAGTATATAATGCTGGTCAATTTACTTATGGTGGATCAGCTCCATCTGATGATCTTGCATTATACAGAGTATCTGCTGGTAGAGCATTTGTAAGAGGTTACGATATTGAAACTCTTAATGCGACATATCTTGATGTTGATAAACCTAGAACTACAAACCTTGTCGAAGATCAGTCTATAATTTATAATACAGGATCAACACTTAGACTTAATAATGTTAACAGAACCCCCTCAGTTGGCATTGGAAGCACTTATGTATTGAGTTTAAGAGATCAAAGAGTGGGTCCAGATGTTGATAATGAGAGTGCTCCTGGAAATGAAATTGGATTAGCAAGAGTCTATGATTTTAGAATTGAATCAGGTGCTTATGATATTGCAAATGCAGATTTAAATCAGTGGGGTATTTCTCTCTACGATGTTCAATCATTTACCACACTAACATTAAATCAAGCAACTAGTCTATCTATCCCAACCTTTGTTAAAGGTCAAAGAAGTGGTGCAACTGCATTTATCAGATCTGCAGTATCAAATAGTAAAACTGTCACATTATATGAAACTAGTGGTGAGTTTATTGCAAATGAACCTCTATTCTTTGATGGAATTTTAAATGGTAGAATTGCAATAGCTGCAACTGCTCATGGAATTGGTGATGTAAAATCTGTATATGGAACCACAGATGGTACGACTGGCATTCATACTTTTAGCGCAGATACTATTCAATCTGTTTCTTTAAATGTCGGTGTTGCAACTATTACTCCTAGAGATCAAGGTGGTATCAGCACCGTTAGAAGCACTAATCCACTTTTCCCTGGGACGGCAATTAAATTAGGAAGTCTAATTCAATATAGTGATCTTGCCGCAGTGGTTGGCGACGATCAAGACCCCGTGCTGGGAAGAGTTGTATCAGTTGGTTCATCTCATGTTAATTTTGTTGGGGTTACAACAGTCACTGGAATTGCAGGTGGTAAATTACCAACTTCAGTCACTAATGTAACTGATCTGAAAGTTTTAACTACTCCACTTGATCCATCAAGCGATAATTCATTATTTACCAGACTTCCAAAAGAAAATATTGATAGTTTAAATCTTACTGATGCTATTTTAACAATAAGAAAAACATTCAATGTTGATATTACTGATAATAAATTATCCAGCACAATTACTGCTGATGATAATGAAGTATTCTTACCATTTACTCCCACAAGATATTCTCTTATCAGAGAGGATGGAACCACAGAGGAATTAACTGCTGATAAATTTACAATTTCCTCACCTGGTGGAAAGAGCACTCTTCAGATAAATGGTCTTGGATCTAATGACACTGGATCAACCTTAATTGCATCTCTTAGAAAAAGAAAACCAAAAGCAAAAATTAAAGTAAAAAATAGAGTCCAATCTATCATTGTTGACAAATCAAAAAATACTGGTTCTGGTGTTGGAGCTACAACATTAAACGATGGTCTTACATTTGGAAATTATCCATTTGGAACTAGAGTTCAGGATGAAAGAATTTCACTCAATATTCCTGATGTGATTGAAGTTCATGGTGTTTTTGAATCAGCTGATACATCCAATCCATCCTCACCAACACTTACCCTTCAAAATATTACAAGTATATCTTCGACAATTGAAGAGTTTACCATAGGAGAACTTATTGTTGGACAAGTATCTGGTGCTGTTGCAATTATTGGTGAAAAAACTTCAATATCAGATTCAAAGATCGCTATACTTTACAAAAATGATATTTTGTTTAGAGAAGGTGAAACAATAATTTCTTCGGAAACTGATATTAGTGCGGTAGTTAATAATGCAGATGCGTCAAGTTTTGATATATCAACTAATTTTATATTTAATAGTGGACAAGAACAAACATTCTATGACTATTCTTCAATAAAAAGAAAACCGGATTCGTCAGAACCCACTAAAAAATTAAGAGTGTATTTTAAAAGTGCATCTTATGATAGCACTGATGATGGTGATGTCACCACCGTTGGATCATATGACAACTTTGATTATTCTAGCGAAATTGGTGTTGTTGGAATACATAGAAATTCCGATATTATTGATATTAGACCAAGAGTAAGTTCTATAGCTAGCGTATCGGAAGGAGATCGATCTCCTTTAGAATTTCTGGGAAGAGTATTTACAGGATCTGGTGATTCAGCTAAAAATATTTTAGCATCAGATGAATCGTTATTTATTGATTTTTCATATTATCAAGGAAGAATCGATAGAATTTTCTTGACAAAAGATGGAAAATTCCAAGTAAAATATGGTGTTCCCGCAGATAGACCAGAACCTCCCCTTGTGGTTGATGATGCAATAGAAATCTGTTCAGTTACTTTACCTCCATTTCTTTATAATACTGTTCAAGCATCATTAAAATACTCGACACATAAGAGATATCGCATGCAGGATATCCACAAACTTGAGGATAGGATTAAAAATCTTGAGTATTATACTTCTTTGTCAATGCTTGAGACAAATACTGCTAATTTATTTGTTCCCGATGCAGATGGATTGAATAGATTTAAATCTGGTTTCTTTGTAGATAATTTTACTTCATTCACAGCTCAAGAGGAAAGATTACAAATTAAAAACAGCATTGATGCTGAGAAAAAAGAATTTAGACCCACTCATTACACTAACTCTGTTGATTTAATTCAAGGTCCTGTAGTAAACAATGATACAACAGCAGATCTTAATTTTGCTGCTATTGAAGGAAATAATGTAAGAAAACAAAGTGATGTTATCACTCTTGATTATGCAGAAGTTGAATGGTTAAAACAATCATTTGCCACAAGAACCGAAAGTGTCACACCATTCTTAATCAGTTTCTGGAAGGGTTCAATGGAACTTACACCAGCGTCTGATACCTGGGTTGACACTGCAAGATTAAAAGCAAAAGTCATCGATGTTGAAGGTGATTATGGTTCTACTCTTGAGTTGTTAGCAAGAACAGAAAATCTTGACAGACAAACTGGTATGGCACCAATTGTTTGGAATGCATGGGAAACTAACTGGACAGGGACAGTCGTTACAGAAACAACACGTAGACACGAAACAACATCAACTGACACCTTTGGTCGTGGTGGATGGATTAACGGTGGCGCCCCCGGAACTACTGCTGCTATTATTAGAGCAACAGAAACCAATGTCATTGAAGAAACACTTCAAAACACAGTTGAGACTGGTGTCGAATCTAGAACTGGCACTAGAACTATTATTACCGAACAATTTGATAGGGAATCAGTTGGCGACAGATTGGTGAGCAAAGATATTATTCCATTCATGAGATCTAGAAATATTGAATTTGTTTCTAAGAGAATGAAACCTTTGACAAGAATGTATGCGTTCTTTGATGGTGAGGATGTTACAAGATTCTGTGTTCCAAAACTCCTTGAAATTAGCATGATCTCTGGATCATTTACAGTTGGAGAAACTGTAACTGGAAGAATGAATAGGACAGGATTAGATCAAAATACAGGTAATACTGATGCAAGTATAACGTTTAGAACCGCTCAGTCAAATCATAGAGAGGGTCCATATGATGTGCCCACAGCAACTTTTGCAGAAAATCCATATAATAATACACCACTCTCTGGTTCATATTCATCAACATCAGAGATTTTGAATGTTGATACATTTTCATTATCTGCTGAAGCACAAGGTGAGTTTTTTGGATTTGTTGCACCAGGAATGGTTCTAACAGGTGGATCAAGTGGAGCACAAGCAACTATCACAGATGTAAGATTGCTGTCAGATCTTGCCGCTAATTTAATGGGTAGTTTCTTCATTCCAGATCCAAATTCAACAACTTTCCCAGAATTTGAAACTGGAACTAAGAGTTTTACTCTTATTAACGATCCCGATAATAATCAAGATCTTTGCAACACAATTGCGGAAGAAGCATTCACATCTGCAGGAACTCTTGAAACTATTCAAGAGAATATCCTTTCAATCAGAAATGCGCGAGTAGAGCGTAGACAGGAATTCCAAGAGAGAAATGTCAATCGAGATCTCGGAACACAAGTTGTTGGTGCTCAAAATGTTGCTACATCTAGAACTGAAGAGACTATTGGATGGTATGATCCACTAGCACAATCTTTCCTTGTAGAAGATGAAACTGGTATTTTCCTTACCAAGTGTGATATCTTCTTTGCTTCCAAAGATGACATGAATATACCTTGTGTCTTCCAGTTGAGAACCATGGAAAATGGTGTTCCAACTCAAAAAATTATACCCTTCTCAGAGATTGTTATTCCGCCAGAAGATGTAACTACCTCTGCTGATGGTTCTGTTGCGACCACTGTTGAATTTAAGGCACCTGTTTATCTTGAAGGTGGAAACACTGAATATGCTATATGTCTTGCATCTAACTCCACCAAATATAGTGTTTACATTTCTCGTATTGGAGAAAATGATTTACTATCGGATACATTTATTTCTAACCAACCATATCTTGGGTCTCTATTCAAATCACAAAACGCATCAACGTGGGAACCAAGTCAATGGGAAGATCTTAAGTTTACTCTCTATAGAGCGGACTTTATTGAAAGTGGATCTGTTGAATTCTATAGTCCTGAACTGACAAAAGGT